GTTTGGGTTATTGGTGATCAGATAGTTGATGGCTCTGAGAGTGGTGATTCTTTTAGACAAGCATTAAAATTTAAAGAAATAGGATTTAATATTCATGATACAATGATATATCACAAGAATGGACCTGCATTTCCTGAATCTGGTAGATACTCTCAAGTATTCGAATATATGTTTATTTTTTCAAAGGGTAAACCTAAAACAGTCAACTTGTTTCGTGATAAAGAGAATCGTTGGGCTGGAAGCAAAAATTTTGGAACTCCTAGTGCTAGAACTAAAGATGGTGAACTAAAAAAAAGTAAAAGTTTCACTGTTAGTAAATTAGGATATAGATATAATGTTTGGCATATAAATAATGGAGCAGGTTTCACCACAAAAGATAAATTTGCATTTGCACATCCAGCAGCTTTTCCTGAGAGTTTAGCAGAGGATCATATTTTATCATGGAGTAATGAAGGAGATGTAGTATTAGATCCAATGGTAGGAAGTGGCACGGTTTGTAAAATGTCTAAGATGAATAATAGAAATTATATAGGGATTGATATTAATGAAGAATATGTTGATATATCAAATAAAAGAGTTGATGTTAAACCATACACAAAAGAATCACCCAATGAAAAATTAAAATTTATAATTAGCAGGGAAGAAATTTTAGCAAATAGAAAGAAAAAAGATAAATGATGAAATTTACAGAATTGGACTGGAAAGCATATCAAATATATTTGGATACTCCATCTGATTATACTAAAATGGATATTAGAGACTTTTTTAGTTTTGTTGAATATAGAGGATATTATTATGATTTAGCAAAAAAGCAAATTAGAAAAATTAAATTGGAAACTATAGAATTAGAAGAATTAATTGAAGATTTAAAAAATCTTCGTACTTTTAGTGAATTAGAAAAGAATGAATCTAAATTAGTATCAATTATAATTAGATTAGAAAAATTAAATAAATTAAATAAACTAATGAAATAATATGGTATAAATGTAATATGGATTATAAAGATTTAGTATATATTGACATTGAAACTGCAGGGTTTTATCCAGATTTGTCATCTCTAAAAGAGAACGACATCAGAGGATATGACCTTTTTATGCGTAAAATAGAAAGAAAAAGTCCACAATTTTTAGATTGGAAAGAAGACCCAAATGATGTATATCTTAATAAATCACCTTTGATTCCAGAGTTTGGTAGAGTAGTTTGTGTTTCCATGGCTCGAGTTACTAAAAATGATGAAATTAAAATGATGTCTGTATGTAATGAGGATGAAGAATATATAATCAAACAAACACAGAAATCCCTAATGAATGTATCTAATAATTCTTTATTGGGATTGAGTGGTTTTTATATAAAAGGATTTGATATTCCATGGCTTAATAGAAAAATGTTAAAATATGGTTATATAATTCCTAAAATAATTAAAACTCATAGTGTTAAACCATGGGAGATGAATGTTGCTGATTTAGCTGAAGTTTGGAAAAGTCTTGGTACATTAGAAATTGTTTCATTTGATGAAATGTTATACACATTAGGTATAGATAGTCCAAAAGATATTATGGCTGGTAAAGATGTACATAAATATTTTTGGAAAACTAAAGAACTAGATAAAATTCAAACTTATTGTGAAGGAGATGTGATGGGTTGTATTAAAGCAGCAAAAAAAATCGTACATCTAATATAAAAAAAATTAAAATATGAAAACAAAAACAGATTTATTGATAGATACTCTTACTAATGATAGTGGTAGGCGTGTTTTTACTATAAATGAAACTAAACAATTGATTAAAATTTCTCAATTAGAAGCTATTAATGATGAAGATTAATTGAATAAAGAAATTCTAAAATAGAAACAAATATAAATAATATTATGAGTATATCATATTATAAAAATTAAAAATAATAAATGACAAAAATTATAACAAGTCCTGAAATATTTGAAGAAGAAAAAGGTAATAATGTGTGTGTTTTTTTGGGTGGACCAATTCAAGGTGCTCCTAATTGGCAAAAAGAAATATGTGATGATTTATCAGGTTACAAAAATTTGGTAGTTACTAATCCAAGAAGAAAATCATTAGACAAATCAAAATTTAATTTTGATGAACAAGTAAAATGGGAAACTGAATATTTGAATGAATCAGATATTATTGTTTTTTGGCTTCCAAAAGAAGAAGAAAAAATAGAAGGTAGAATGTATGGACAAACTACCAGATTTGAAGTAGGTGAATGGATAGCAAAATGTAGTAAAAAAATAATAATTGGAATTGATGATAATTTTCCAATGAAAAGATATATTAAGAATAGACTTGAAAAAGATTATGGAGTTAAAATTCTTAATACTTATAATGAATTATTGAAAGAGGTTAAAAATAAAATAGATGTTCTATCTAATTCTAAACCAGATACATTCTTTACGTCTGATGATCACTTTGGTAGTAAAAGAACTCTTGAATTGTCTAAAAGACCTTTTGATTCAGTTGAAGAGATGGATCAATGTATGATAAATTGTTGGAATTCAGTAGTAAAACCTAATGATAATGTTTATAACTTGGGTGATTTTGGAGATTATTCAGTAATTAATAAATTAAATGGTAATATATTCTTGATATTAGGTAATTATGAAATTGATGAGATGAATAAAGATTACAAAGGTGATTTTAAATCATTTAAAAAAATGTTGATAGGTAAAGGATTTAAAAATGTTTATAATGACTTGATGATTTCAACAAATATTGATGAAGAAAAAGTTTTACCATTCAATGAATTTGATAAAAATGAGTATTTATTCATGACACATGAGCCATTGAATGCTGATAAGAAATTTTTTACATTATTTGGTCATGCTCATTGTAGGCAAATGGTAAAAAGATATGGATTGGATGTTGGTGTAGATGGACATCACTTCAGTCCAATAAATATGAAAGAAGTTTTATTTTATAAGGAGGCAATTGAAAAATTCTATGATGATAACGTTTTTGAATAATTAATAATATGGAAAATATAAATTTTGATTTTTTTAGTGAAGAATTTGATGAAAAAGAAATAGTAAAGATGAACATTTCAGATTATGTATCAAAAACAAAAAAAATTCTTTCAGATATACATGAAGAATACTCAAGTTGCTGGTTTAAAACTGAAGTGTCATCTTTAGATGTTGAAAAATGTTGTGATTGTGATAATTGTAAAGGTTCATGTATTATAGTAAAAGATGATAATGAATTTGAGTGTATTACAGATTATGAAGAAGGAATGTGTTGTATTCGTGAGTTTGATAATGAAAGATTTTCACAATTCATGGAAGATGTTATGTTTAATGATGATTCAAATTTTTATGAGTTGTTAGAATCAGATGTTGAATAATAATGAAAGTAATTTCAATAAAACAACCATGGTCATATCTAATATGTTCAGGAATAAAAGATGTTGAAAATCGTAGTTGGAAAACTAATGTGAGAGGTAGAGTATTGATACATTCTTCAAAAAAAATATCAAAATCTATCATAAGTATAGAGCAAAAAAATCATATTTTATTTGATATAAATAAAAATATGAAATTTGGCTCAATAATTGGAAGTGTAGAAATTGTTGATTGTATAAAAAATTCAAACTCAATTTGGGCTGAAGAAGGTATGTATCATTGGATATTAAAAAATCCAATATTATTTGATATTCCTATCGAAAATATAAAAGGCAAATTAAATTTTTGGATTTATGATATTGATAATTTATATTAAATTCTATTAGTAATTTATTGTATATTTAAAAAAATTGTGTATCTTTGTACAAAATAAATAACATTAAAATGATAGTTAAAAATAAAAAAGCATCTTACGAATATGAATTACTTGATGATTTTGTGTCAGGTATTGTATTGGTTGGAACAGAAATAAAATCAATAAGATTAGGTAAAGCATCAATTGCTGATAGTTATTGTGCATTTCAAGGAGATGAATTGTTTTTATTGAACTCACATATTGATGAATATGAATTTGGTAATAGATATAATCATGAGCCAAGGAGACCAAGAAAACTTCTACTTAAAAAGAAAGAATTGTATAAAATTCGTAAAAAAGTAAAAGAAAAAGGTTTTACTATTATAGCAAAAAATATGTTCATAAACGATAAAGGACTTTGTAAAGTTACAATTTGTATTGCAAAAGGTAAAAATACATACAGTAAAAAAGAACATATCAAAGAAAGAGATATTAAAAGAGATACAGATAAAATATTAAAATCTTATAAATAATGAAAATAATAAAAATATTAATAATTAGATTTGTGTTTGCTATAGTGATACTATCAATTCTAGTGTATTCTTTGTCAAAATTGGAGTATAAAAAAGATGTTTATATAATAAAATATGATACATATCAATATAATCCTTATACACATAAAAGGGATTTGGACAGAAAAGATTGTGAATTTACATTGAAAGGTTTATCAGATAAAGATGTATCAGATAAACTAATAGAAATGGAATATTTAAATAATTTGTGTATATCTGATAGCGTTGCAATTAAAGAAATAATAAAATTCTAATTTATATAAATATGATTAAAACAATCAATTTTGATAATTGCTTTACCACACCTAAAAATTATTCAAGAAAAGGTGTTATCTGTACTTGTATGTGTTCAGTTGAAGTTGATAGTGTAAGAACTGAAGTAAACTCAATTAAAGTTGTATATAGTGTAAATCCTACTGGAGGTAATTCAAAACCTCCTGTATCAAAAAATGGTAAATGGAAACAATATTGGAATAATAATTATTGCTACTGGGGTACCTTCAATGAGATTGTAGAACTACCTTATATTTTTTCAAAGATGAAAAATGAAGATTATACTATAATAACATCATATTTCAAAAGAGATCATGTTTTGGTGCCATTTATAGTAAAAATAGTAATAAATAATTTAATTGAGTATAATATACTTAAATTACAAATTGATAGGAAAAATAAATTAGGTAAAATTCAAAACCAGTCTAATTATGAGTAATTTAAAAGCATTAAAAGAAGTGTGTCTAGCACCTTATATTATGATAGCCACTGGTTTGATTGGTGTTAGTAGGAAAGCAGGAGGTAATCAATTTAGACATCAATTTGCTACACTTGGTATTCTAATTGATTATAAATATTGTGATGATCCAGTTTTATTAAAAGCATCAGTTTTGCATGATTTGGTTGAAGATTATAACGGTTCAGAAAGACTTGTTGAAATTCGAAATGTTGATAAAGATGGACCAGAGGTTGTGGATTTAATTTTAGAAGTTTCTAAGAGTAAAACTGAGACGAAAGAAGTATATCTTGAAAGATTATTAAAAAATGGATCAGATAGAGCAAAAATATTAAAATGTGCTGATAGAATTAGTAACCTTACTGATTTACACTTAGATACACACACATCAGGTAAGATAGCACATTACCTAGATCAAACAGAAATATATATTTTACCAATGGCAAAAGAAGTTAATATTGATTTTGAAAAAGAATTAATTGACCTCATTAAACAACGTAGAAAATTATGTGAAAAATAATTAAAAAAATTTTTTATTTGATATGTTTTCGTTATCTTTGTTGTAAATAACAAATAAATAATTATGAAACTAACAGCAGAAAATGTTCATGGCATTTTTAAAAAATGTCTATCTAATGATAGTGTTGATGTAAAAATTGTTGAAGGTGTGTTGACAAAAGCAAATTTTTGTATTAAGAAATTGGAAGAAAATAAATCAAACATATCTGATGTGCTAAATGATTTGTCTGATAATTTTAAACATGATTTGGGTGGGGGTTGGTCATTCCTTAATATGTGTGAGGATAACAAGGGTGTTCAGTGGACAGATTTTCATGCTACTGTTGATGAATTAGTTTGCTTAGGTATTGCTGTTGATAAAATGACTTATTTGATGCCAAGAGAATTATGGGATGCACTACCAGGTGGAATGCCTTACTTAGTAATAAATTAGTATATGAAAGACTTTAAAATAAATAAAAAGAGCATCAACAAAAAAGATTGTTATGAAATTGTGATAACTTTCATGGAAGGTGATGCTGACGGGTATGAAAAAATAAATTTTGTCTTCGAAAAATCTAAATTAGAAGATATTAAATTTAAAAAATATGTATCTGATTTCATTGATTCTATTGATAACTGCGTAAATTTAGATAATAAAGGTAGAGTAGGTTTTTGTGATGCTGATGAAGCTGCAAAATGGTATGGTTATGGAAAAGATAGATGTGGACACAATTATGGCGGCGATATTAATTGGGGTAGATTTTGTGAATGTAGAACTGAATTAGATGAAGATTTTGATGAAGATTTTAAAGATTTAGTACCTTATCAAGAAGAAGATAACTTCTTTTCTTATTCTATTCCAACATATTTTGATGGATTTTATACTTCATATGATAAAATTGATATGTATTACTATAATAGTGAAGGTATTAAATTTGATGTTGATATAGAATAAAAAATTGAAATAATTTTATTAATGTTTGGTGGATTGAAAAAATAGTTGTACTTTTGTATTACAAATAAAAAATAAAATATGAAATCAAAAAAAGTATTGTTAGTTTTCGTTATTTCTGTATTATTTTGTAGTTGTTCATCAAAATATGGACTTTATAGTAGTAAAAATATACATAAGCCACATTATATGACAACATTGAATGTTGATTCAAACGGATTAGTAAAATAAATAAATGTATTTAATATTATTAAAGGATCATGTGTAGAAAGAATTGATTACAAAGGAAAAGAAATTCATATAATGGTATATTTGTACATATAATAGAAATAAATGTAGAATAACCAGAGTAAAAAATAAAGAAAATTTGAAAGTTGGTGATATTCCATATGAAGATAATAGTGACATACTTGAAAATTTGTCTCTTACAATTATTAAAGATTTAGAAGAAAGAATGCTTGATCATTCACAAGATTAAAAATAATTCAATAAATGTTTGGTCGAATGAAAACTTTATTTTAATTTTAAATACAAATTAAAAAGATCGGTTGGTAGCTCAATAGGTAGAGCAGTTGGATTAGTCTATAGCTAATCGTATTAATAAGAAAAAATTTTAAAGAAGTAAGAAATTCAATACAATTAGCTAATGTTGAGAATGTCTGAAAATGAGAGATTAATATTGTTAATATCAAAACAGGCAAAAGATAGGGGGTTCGAATCCTTCCCAACTGACAACAAATTATAATAAATGGGAAAATTGTTAGTCTTTAAAAATCATGAAGATTTTCCATTTGGAAATAAACTTCAAATCAGGATTAAAGAACCTATGGGAATAAAAGAATGTCCATATTTATATAGATGGACATTTATTATTTTCGGTTATACATTTAGATTGCATCATTGGCTTAGGTCAGATGATAGACGTTATTTCCATGATCATTCATGTGATTTAATATCAATAATAATAAAAGGTAATTACTTTAATGTAATACCAGATGAAAACGGAAATCCTGTTAAGTATTTAGCTAAAGCATGGAAACCACGTTTTATGAAAGCAGAACAAAGACATTACTTAGATATCCCAAAAGAAGGTGCATGGACAATTTTATTGTGTTCAAAACCATATCATAAATGGGGATTCTATGTGAATAACCACAAATGGAGACCATTAAGATATTTTCATAAGTTTGGAATTATTCAAACAGAAGATTATCAGTAAAATAATAATTATTTTAAAAATAATTCAATAAATGTTTGGTAGATTGAAAACTTTATTGTACTTTTGTACTATCATATTAAAAGAAAAACAAAAATAGAAAAAAATGACTTTTTTTCTATTATATATAACAAAGAATAAAAAACACAACAAGATAAAAATTTAGAAATCATGAGATCAATAAGTAAACATAGTAGTTCATCAAAATCCTTTAAATTCTGGTTTAGAAAAACCGAGTTTGGAACAGATACTTCTTGCCTTATTGTAAATATAAGTTAACATTAATAAATGTAAAAGAAATATAAAAATCCAAACTCAAAAAGTTTGGATTTTTTTTGTTTTAAAAAATGCTCCAATAGCAAAATTGGTAAGGCACCGCCCTTTTAAGGCGGGGACGAAAGTCATTCTGGGTTCGAGTCCCAGTTGGAGCACAACATGAACTCATTATTTTTTAATCAAGTTTAAAGCTATTTTTTATATTTAATATATACATTAAAAATATTATAATATGAAAAAAGAATGGGATGAAAATGAAATTAAAATATTAAGTGAAAATTTGAATAAATCATATGAAGAATTATCTAAATTATTAAATATATCAAAAGATTCAATAAGAGGTAAAGTTAGAACTATTAATTCTGATAATAAATGTAAAAAAACATTATTTGAATATGTTAATTGGGTGGATGTTCAAAATTATTATAATTTGAATAATATGTGGGATGATGTTCTTAAAAAATTTAATATAAATAATTCCACATTAAATAAAGCTGTTGAATCTAATTTATTTAAGACTAGAAGTAAAAGTGAATCATTTATAATATCAAGAAAAAAAACAAAAAGATACCATAGTGAAGAAGTAAAAAAGAAAATATCAATAAGTAGAACAAAATATTTAAAAGAACATCCAGAAAAAGTTCCTTATTTGTTAAATCATTATAGCAAAGGTCCAAGTTATCCTGAGAGATATTTTGATGAAATATTTAATGGTAAATTTGAATATGAAAAATATGTACAATCAAGTTTATATCATATAGATTTTTCTATAACTAATAAAAAAATAGCAATTGAAATAGATGGAGATCAACATTACTTAGATAAAAAAATAGTAGAATCAGATATAAGAAAAAATAAATATTTGATATCTGATGGATGGGATATAATAAGAATAAAATGGAGTGATTATCAAAAAATGACAAGAACAGAAAAAGAAAAATATATTACTGGGTTATTAGAATATATTAATAATTTATCTAATAATAAACCAATAATAGAATATAAAGATAACTATACTTATTGTATAAATTGTGGAGAAAAAATATGGAAAACTTCTATTAGGTGTGTAAAGTGTGCACATTTATTACAAAGAAAGGTATTAGAAAGACCTTCTAAAGATGATTTGATTTTGATGGTAAAAGAAACAAGTTTAGAATCTGTTGGTAGAAAGTATGGAGTTACTGGAAATTCTATTAAAAAATGGATTAAATAAAAAAATAAAATATTTGTCATAGTGAATGACAGTTATTCAGTTAGGCTGGACATAAAAATTATTCATCTGAATAGTGAGAAGCTATTATAAAAAAATAAATATAAAATCATGGGGTAAAGTTAGATTTCGGCAGAAAGTTTATGACACAAAGAGATGAAACAGGTAGATTCATTGTTAAGTCATTAAAAACAGGTAAAAGTTATTATGTGGAACCAATTGGTTCAAAACGTTCAGCAGATTGGGGTTCATATAATCCAAGTACAGGAAATATAGAACATAAAAAGGGATATGACAAATTTTCAGGTGCAATATCAGAAGATGAAAGTCTAATCACAAAAGATAATGGATTTAATGATATTACTTATACAGGAATTGGTGTTTCACCATTCTCAGTGATTGATAAATTAGATTCAGAATATGCAAAAAAATTAATACTTGAAAAAAACAAGTAATGGTATAAGGGTAAATCGTATAGGTGCTTATTGTACGTTGGTCTGAAAAACCAAAGGCTGGTGTTGAACTCACCGTTTACTCACTGAAATAGTATTTTAATGTAGTTTGAGACTATAGTATTTTTTTATATACTACAAAAAAAGACTACATTATGAAAAGTAAAAATTGGACAAAGGAAGAAGATAATTTATTAACTAATTATTATACCCTTTATGGTATAGATGAGTGTTTAAAAGTATTAGATAGAACAAAAAGATCAATCCAATTAAGAAGGAAAAAATTAAATATTTTAGCAAATAATAATATTAAAGATAAATATCATAAAGAAAATTTAGAAAAAATTGTAGTTGAATCTAAAACATATTTAGAATGTCTTAAAAAATTAGGAATTAAAAATATGGGATCATCTTACAACACATTAAAAAAATATATAAAAAAATATAATATTAGTATAGAACATTTTGAAAATAATATTATAGATGTTATTCATAATAAAATTGATTTATCTAAAATATTAATTGAGAATTCAACATATAATACAACAATATTAAAAGAAAGACTTT